TATGGAGGACGCTCCTGCGAATAGCTTCTTTTTAGAATACTTATCAAGACCACCTACAGCTGAGATATTCTTTGAGGATGTTTTAATGGCACTAGTATTTTACGGTATGCCTATACTCGCGGAGAATAACAAACCCCGTCTCTTGTATTATTTGAGACGTAGAGGATACAGAGGGTTTAGTATGAATAGACCTGACAAAGTTTGGAACAAACTATCTGTTGCAGAAAAAGAAGTAGGGGGTATACCTAACTCTTCTGAAGATATTAAACAAGCCCATGCAGCAGCAATTGAAATGTACATTCAAGATCACGTCGGTATGAAACAGGATGGAACATTTGGTGATTTGTATTTTAATGAATTACTAAACGATTGGGCAAAGTTTGATATAAATAAAAGAACAAGGTTTGACGCATCAATAAGTTCTGGTTTGGCCGTTATGGCTAACAATAGGCATTTGTATGCTCCAAACGCAAGGGTTGAAAAACAACCATTAAATATAAACATTTCTAAGTATAATAATACTGGAAATAATTCACAAATAATCAAATAATAAATATGGCAGAGTCTGGCATTAAAAGTTATTTCCCGAGTCAAACAGTAAGCGATGCTGAAAAGCTGAGTTATGATTATGGTTTGAGAGTAGGTAAAGCTATAGAACAAGAGTGGTTCAACAGTGATAGAGGTTCTAATAGATATAGAAAAAATCATAATGATTTTCATAATTTAAGATTGTACGCTAGAGGCGAACAGTCTATACAAAAGTATAAGGATGAGTTATCTATAAACGGTGATTTGTCCTATTTAAATTTAGATTGGAAACCAGTTCCAATTATATCGAAATTTGTAGATATTGTTGTGAATGGTATAGCTGAAAGAACTTATGATATCAAAGCTTACTCTCAAGATCCATATGGTGTGTCTAAAAGGACTGAGTATATGGAATCTGTATTAAAAGACATGAGACTTAGCGATTTTAATTCAGCTGTTAAACAAGAGTTGCAATTAGACGTAAGACAAAGTAATATAGAAGAACTTCCACGGAGTGATGAGGAACTAGAACTGCACATGCAGTTATCTTACAAGCAGTCTGTTGAGATTGCCGAAGAACAGGCTTTAAGCACTTTGCTAGACGGTAATAGATACGAATTAATCAAGAAACAATTTTATTATGATTTAACGGTTCTTGGTATTGGAGCAGTAAAAACTAGTTTTAATACCTCGGAAGGTGTTACTGTAGATTATGTAGATCCTGCTGACTTGGTTTACTCACATACTAACTCCCCTTATTTTGATGATATATATTATGTTGGAGAAGTGAAAACTATTCCAGTAAACGAATTAGCAAAACAATTCCCTCATTTATCCGAAGCTGATCTTAAGGATATAATGAAAAACAAATCTTATAACAGATCTAATTACAATTCTAGATACACGGATGATAAAGAGGATAACAATACAATTCAAGTTTTATACTTTAACTATAAAACATATATGAATGAAGTATATAAGGTTAAGGAAATGGCTACTGGTGCTGATAAAATTATTCCTAAAGATGATTCTTTTAACCCTCCGGAAAATATGGAAGGCGGATATAGTAGAATGTTAAGATCTATAGAATGCCTTTATGATGGAGCTATGATACTTGGTACTGATAAGTTACTTAAATGGGAGATGGCTAAAAACATGATGCGTCCTAAAAGTGACTTTACCAAAGTTAAAATGAACTACGCTATTGTCGCTCCTAGAATGTACGATGGTAGAATTGATTCACTTGTAAAGCGTATAACTGGTTTTGCTGATATGATTCAATTAACACATTTAAAACTGCAACAAGTGATGGCTAGAATGGTACCAGATGGTGTTTATTTAGATGCAGATGGTTTAGCTGAAGTTGATTTGGGTAATGGAACAAATTATAACCCACAAGAAGCTTTAAACATGTTCTTCCAAACTGGTAGTGTTATTGGTAGATCATTTACTAGCGAAGGTGATATGAATCCAGGCAAAGTCCCGATTCAAGAAATAACATCGGGATCTGGTGGTAATAAAATGCAGGCTCTTATTGGTAATTATAATTATTATCTGCAAATGATAAGGGATGTAACCGGACTTAATGAAGCTAGAGATGGTAGTATGCCAGATAAAAATGCTTTGGTTGGCGTACAAAAATTAGCCGCCGCTAATAGTAATACAGCGACAAGACATATATTACAATCTGGATTATTTTTAACAGCAGAAATATGCGAGTGTCTTTCTCTAAGAATATCAGATATTATAGAATATTCTCCAACTAAGGATGCTTTTATACAAGCCATAGGCGTACATAACGCAGCTGTATTAGAGGAATTGCAGCATTTACACCTTTATGATTTTGGTATATTTATAGAATTACAGCCAGATGAAGAAGAGAGAATGATGTTAGAAAATAATGTTCAAATGGCCTTACAACAGCAAATAATAGAACTTGCTGATGCTATTGATATTAGAGAAATTAAGAATATAAAGCTAGCTAATCAGCTTCTTAAAATACGTAGAAAAAAGAAGTTAGATAGAGATCAAATGTTACAACAGCAAAACATGCAGCAACAAGCTCAATTAAACCAACAATCTGCTCAAGCGGCGGCTCAATCAGAGGTTCAGAAAAACCAAGCTCTAACACAAGGCCAAGCTCAATTAGAACAGGTTAAAGCTGAGTTAGAATCTAAAAGAATGATGCAAGAGGTTGAAATGAAAAAACAACTCATGGGATTAGAGTTTCAATACAACATGCAGCTTAAGGGTTTAGAGGTTGATGGGCAAAAGACAAAAGAAAAGGAAAAGGAAGATCGTAAGGACGAAAGAACTAGAATACAAGCGTCTCAACAAAGCGAACTTATAGATCAAAGAAATAGTGGAAAACCACCTAAAAGCTTTGAATCCGCAGGTAATGATATATTAGGCGGGGGATTTGATTTAGGAGTGTTTGACCCTAAGTAAATTTTATTAATTATTATTATATTATATTATGGAAGAAAAAGATGAACAAGTAGTTGAACAGACTACACAGGATAACCAACAAGATCCAGGTGACGAAAACGTGGTGAAAGTTGATGAAAGTAAATTTGAATCCGCTGGTGACGATAGTGTTATAAAAGTAGATTTAAGTAAACCACCAAAACCAGAAGAAAATGAAACTAAAGAAGATAACGCTGACGACAGCGGAGTGGTTGCAGAGTCTGGCATTAAAAGTTATTTCCCGAGTCAAACAGTAAGCGATGCTGAAAAGCTTAGCTATGATTATGGTTTGAAGGTTGGCAAAGCAATAGAAACAGAGTGGTTTAATAATGATAGAAGTATTAATAAATATAAGTCTAACCATAATGATTTTCATAATTTAAGGCTGTACGCTAGAGGCGAACAGTCAGTACAAAAATATAAGGATGAGTTATCTATAAATGGTGATTTGTCCTATTTAAATTTAGACTGGAAGCCTATTCCAATTATATCTAAGTTTGTAGATATTGTTGTAAATGGCATGGCTGAAAGAACTTATGATATAAAAGCTTTTTCTCAAGATCCTAACGGCGTGGAGAAAAGAACTGAGTATATGGAAAGTATACTTAACGATATGGAAAACGAAAGTTTTAATGCTTTTACGCAAGAAGCTTTTGGTGTAAACACAAGAAGAAGTAACGAGAAAACATTACCAGAATCATCTGAAGAATTGCAAATCCACATGCAGCTAAATTACAAGCAGGCTGTAGAAATAGCAGAAGAACAAGCATTAACAACTTTATTTGAAGGTAATAATTACGAATTAATAAAGAAAAGATTTTATTACGACTTAACAGTGCTGGGCATTGGCGCTGTTAAAACAAACTTTAACACGTCTGAAGGGGTTACTATAGATTACGTTGATCCAGCAAACTTGGTGTATTCACACACTGACTCTCCTTATTTTGAAGACGTTTATTACGTAGGTGAGGTTAAAACAATTCCTGTAAACGAATTAGCAAAACAATTTCCTCACTTGACAGAAAGTGATCTTGAAGATATAATGAAAAATAAATCTTACAATAGATCTAACTACAATTCAACTCACAACTACAACAAGGAAGATACTAACACTATTCAAGTTTTATATTTTAACTATAAAACTTATATGAATGAAGTTTACAAAAATAAAGAAACAGCAACTGGAGGCGAGAAAATAATACCTAAAGACGATTCTTTTAATCCACCAGGGGGAATGGAAGGAGATTTTAGTAGAATGCTAAGATCTATAGAATGTCTTTACGAAGGAGCGATGATTCTTGGTACTAATAGATTACTTAAATGGGAGATGGCTAAAAACATGATGCGCCCAAAAAGTAATTACACGAAAGTAAAAATGAATTATGCTATTGTGGCTCCAAGAATTTACAACGGTAAAATTGACTCATTAGTAAAACGTATAACTGGTTTTGCGGACATGATACAATTAACTCATTTAAAGTTGCAACAGGTAATGTCAAGGTTAATTCCAGACGGTGTTTATCTTGATGCTGATGGATTAGCAGAGGTTGATTTAGGCAATGGAACTAATTATAATCCTCAAGAAGCTTTAAACATGTTCTTTCAAACTGGTAGTGTTATAGGTAGATCATTTACTTCTGAAGGCGATATGAACCCAGGCAAAGTACCTATTCAAGAAATTGGTAGCGGTAGTGGTGGTGGAAAAATGCAAGCTCTTATAGGTAACTACAATTACTACTTGCAAATGATAAGAGATGTAACCGGTCTTAACGAGGCTAGAGATGCCTCAACACCGGACGTGAACTCGTTGGTAGGTGTTCAAAAATTAGCAGCAGCAAACTCTAATACAGCAACAAGACATATATTGCAGGCTGGGTTGTTTTTAACTGCTGAAGTTGCCGAGTGTTTATCGCTTAGAGTTTCTGATATTATAGAGTACTCTCCAACTAGAGATGCTTTTATACAAGCCATCGGCGCTCATAATGTTGCTACATTAAAGGAAATGGGAGAGCTACACTTATATGATTTTGGAATATTCTTAAACTTACAGCCAGATGAAGAAGAAAGAGCTGCTTTAGAAAACAATATACAAATGGCTCTACAGCAGGGTGGTATTGAGCTAGAAGATGCAATTGAACTTAGAGAAATAAAAAATATTAAACTTGCTAATCAAGTCCTTAAAATGCGTAGGAAAAAGAAGCAAGAGGCTGATAGAGCTAGAGAACTAGAAAACATACAGGCTCAATCAGAGTCTAATGCACAAGCTGCTCAACAAGCGGCTCAAATAGAAATGGAAAAAAACCAGGCTATAACACAACAAAAAGCTCAGATAGTTCAAATGCAAGGACAAATGGATGTGCAGAAAATGCAACAAGAAGCAGAGCTTAAAAAACAGTTAATGCAAATGGAGTTTGAAATGAACATGCAGTTAAAACAAATGGACGTTCAGGCTGCAGCAACAGCAAATATGCAAAAAGAAAGTAAGAAAGATCAAAGATTACAAATGCAAGCAGCACAACAAGCTACACTTGTAGATAAGAGGGGTAAACATCAATCTAATTTAACAGATAGAAAAAACTCTCAACAATCAGAACTTATAGATCAAAAACAAACTGGTAAACCACCTAAAAACTTTGAGTCATCAGGTAATGATACATTAGGTGGGGGTTTTGATTTAGGAAGCTTTGAGCCTAGTTAGAATTTATTAATTATTATTATATTATATTATGGAAGAAAAAAATGAACAAGTAGTTGAAAAAACTACACAAGAAAATGTTACTAAAGTAAAAGTTAAAAAAAACGAACAAGAAGATAACATTATAAAGGTAAACTTAGATAAACCACCAACACCAATAAAAAATGAAACTAAAAAAGATAACGCTGACGACAGCGGAGTGGTTGCAGAGTCTGAAAATGCCGAGTCCA